ATTTAGGTTACAATGGAGAAGGACATTTGCCAAACTCTAAGTCGAAGTTAGAGAAATCTGTTTTAAATGATGAGTTAAAGCATTTATTTGAATTGATTAATTTTACTCCTCAACAGATTTTTGTTCCTCCTTTGATGAAACCATTAGGTTTAGACAAAGAAGGAAATTGGATTTCTCCTTACAATATCAATTTAAATAAAATAGCAGTCATTAAGCAATGTCTTGATAGAGATAAATTGAATGATGTTATAGAATTTGAAGTCGATAGGTTAGCCAAAGGTTTGATTGAATCAGGTAGAAGCAAATTATCACCATTGGATATTGACACTGCTATCAATGGAGATATTAATGACGGTTTTTTACGTAGAGTCAATGCTGCCACTGGATCTGGCTATGGTTTTAAAGGGAAGAAAGATCGACATATTCCTATTGTACGAGAGGAAGATGGAAAAGTTACACGTTTGCCTACCGAAGAGTTGTTGGCTCAAATCACTAAGAAACTGGATGAGTATGATAAGGGTACTTCCTCTGGTTCAATTTTTAGTGCTAAGTTAAAGGATGAACCTCGACTTTTAGAGAAAGCTATAAGAGGCAAAACACGCATGTTTTTTCCTGCTCCAATTGATTTATTAATTGTTTCTCGTATGTTTTTGGCTCCTTTATTCACGACCATGGTCGAGTTAGGCGGATTGTTTAATGCTGCGGTAGGTATCAATATGCATGCTAGTGGAAAAGATTTTTTTGAGAAATTTGATAAATTTAAGGACTCAGATGATTGTATTTTTGATGGTGATTATGAAGGGTATGATACCTCAATGCCTTTTGAAATAGGATGGGCGGCTGCTAGTATTTTATATCGTTTAGCTGAGAGATGTGGATATAATAAAAGAGCTCTTAGAATATTGGCCGGAGTTTTATGTGATAATTTATTTCCCATTATTGAAGTAAATGGGGATATTATGATCGCCGAAGGATTGATGACTTCTGGGAGTTATGGTACGGCAGAGTTTAATTGTGTTAGAAATAATGTGTTAATGATGTATTATTTTAGGTGTCATCCTAAATTGACGTTGAGCGATTATGTTAATAAGTTTCTCAAAGATACGTATGGTGACGATGTCACCGGAGTAGTTAAGTCTGATATTAAAGAATATTTCAACATTCTAGTGTATGGGAAATTTTGTGAGGATGTATATGGTATGAAATTCACTTCTCCTACCAAAGGTGTGAATGATGTCCCACTACGCAAAATGTCAGATTTAACTTTTTTGAAACGTACTTTTTCTATGCATGAAACACTTGGCCACATTGTAGCGAAGTTGGATATGGAATCCATTTATAGAATGTTATTTTGGAGAATGCCTTCAAATTCTATTTCAGAAATGGATCAAATGATTGCCACTACTAATTCCGCGTTATGGGAATTGTTTTTCCATTTGGAAGAAGATAAGTGGAACAGCTTTAAAAATGAATTATTGAATATTTTACACAACAAGTTGGGAAATTTTTCCGATGCATTAATTGTGTCATATAATAGAATTTTTAATGCTTTACGCCCCGCGGCTATGCCTCTCAGGGGGGAAGAAGAGGTGTGTACTAAGTTTTTCAAGCAAGTTATGACGAACGATTTGTATGATTTTACTAGTGCATTATGCGATTAATTTCGCATATTTCGTCAAACACGTACATTATTATAAGCTGAATAATGTAATTGTGTATAAATCTTAATGGCTTGCAGCACAAGATATTATATTTAAGTTACAAAAAGAAATTGATGGTTATGAAGTTGAAGTGAAGGAATTAGAAGTTGAATTTTTTGAATTAGAGAAGACATTTGATTCGTTGGCACCTCAAGAAATTAAGGATTTGCCAATTTATGTGAGTGATCAAACTTATAGACTCCATGCAGACAAGTATATATGGTATTATACACGCAAAGAAGAATTGATGATAACCATAAAGATTTTGAAGAAAAATATTAATAGGTTAAAACATAGTATATATTTGCACACGGAATCTAATGAAGTTTCTGTACAGAGTGGTGGTACGATTTCGGCCATGAAGATGGATAACAGGGAAAATGTTACTGACGTTACCGGTGAACAGAAAGATGTTGTTAGTATTATACAAGAGGATATAAGCGTTTTAAATGATAACGCGTTATCTGTATACGGTTTTTTGCGTAGGCCAATTCAAATTGCTGCGCAATCATTGCAATTAAATTCTGATATTGATTTGGCTTTTAATGTATGGAATTTGTTTTTAGGGAATCCTGGAGTTAGGGCGAAATTGCGTAATTTTGCATTTATGAGATGTGATTTAAAAGTTAAAATTACGATTTCAGGTACGCCTTTTCATTACGGCAAGTTGTTGGTTTCATATCAACCTTTCCCTGCTGTTAATCAGAATTTGGTCTTTGCACCTGGCAGAAGGAATGCGAGGAACAGGTATTTGTCTCAGGCAT